TCCCCGTCATGAATGAATTTCGCTGTAGGCATGATCATTTCTCCTTATGCTTCGCCTTTCATCTTCACACCGGCGCGCCAGTCCTGCAGGGCCACGCCGAAGTCGAAATAACCCCTGAACTGGATGCCCAGGACGTTGAAGTCCGCCTCCGCCCGTTCCACGGTCGGCTGGCGTTTGCCGTTGAGGAAGGCCACCTCGATCAGCGGCAGGTCAGCGGGGTCGGCCAGCAAATACCACGCCTTCGCGCTCGACCCGTCCAGCGCTGCGTTGCTCAAGTAAACGCTCGTGGCGATGTCGTACTTGCCCGCATGCGGGTTGTCCGAGGGCTTGGGCTTGTTGGCCGTGGTGGTCTCGTTGACCCTGAGGCTGCTCATCAGCAGTTCGGCCTGGACCTTCAGCGCCGGGGGCACCAGCAGGGTGCGCGGGGCGATGGCCAGCGGGTTGCCATCGGGGTCGACCTGCACGAGGAACATCAGTTCCGCCGCGGTCAGGCCGTCGATGGCCAGCGCCGTGTCCGCCCCCTCCTGGTAGTTCTTGCGCCCGGTCGTGAAGAAGGCCGCGTTGTCCAGGAACGCACTCCAGAAGACCTTGTTGAGCTTGAGCGCGCCGCCGCGCCCGATGCGGCGGGGCACCGCCGTCAGCGCCCCGAGATCGTCGTTGATCAGGTCGGTGCGCGTCAGGCTGAACATCCGCGCGTAGGTCTTCGCCTGGTTGGTGAAGATCTCCTCGCCAACCTCGGCATGCTTGATCTCGCCGTCCGGCCCGACCTCCTGGTATTCGAAGCCGCCGGTCAGCCGGAAGCTGGTGACGGTCTTGAAGTCCTTCACCGAGCGCGTGGCCGCGATCCGCGGCCAGACCTGCTCGACCGACTCGAACCCGTCCAGCAGGAACTTGTTGGCGATGTTCGACAGGATCCCCGGCAGGCTGAACGTGCTGAACGCCGCGCGCAGCACCGCCTCGGGATCGTCGCGGAAGAACCGCGTGTCACAGCCGTTGGCCCATGCCGCCTCGAGCAGAAGCTGCTGGAGGCCGATGCCGTTCCTGAACCGTTTCCGGGCGGTCTCGACATTCTCCTCGCCGTGACTGGCCACGAGCGCATCGGCGGAGATACCGCCGGTCATCATCGCGGCCGCCTCGAGCACGGATGGACCCGCAGCGCGGGTTCCTCCGGTCTGCACAGCGGGCGCTTTCGGGCGCGAGGCGCGCAACACCTCGAGCTCGGTGCGCGTCTCGTCCCAACCCTCCTCGATGGCCGTGGCCTCGATGTCGGGTTGACCGTTGCCGGTGATCTTGCGGATGGCGGCGATGCGCCGGGCCTCGGCGGCCGCTTCCGCGCGGATGGTGTCGGCGGGGTTGACCGGGGGCGTGTCCCCCGCGTCCGGAACGCCCTTGCCGGGCGCATTCTCGTTGTTCTTCATGGTGTTCTCCTCCTGCTGTTGTGCCGCGATGCGGGCCGAGGTGCTGGCGTCGGCCCCGCTGTCGACAAAGCTGATTTCCTTGAGCACCGAGCGGCGCACGACGTGCACCGGCCCCGCGAAAGTCTGTCCGTTGACCTTGACCGATCTTCCTGCGGGCACACGCTCCGCCTCGATCACGGCGGCCCCGATGGACGCCTGCCACGGGAATCCGTTCGCGCCGCTGCGTGCCACGTCGCGCGCCCAGGAAGTGTCCCGGCTGATCATTCCCTCGGCCAGGAGCTTGCCGTCCTCGACGGCGATCCGCTGCGTGTGGCCGACGCCCTGTCGGCGCTCGTGGTCGAGGCGGATGGGCAGGCTCTGCGCGGGAATCTCCATGCCCGCGAGATCGACCACGACGGGGTGGGGGAACCCCGCGATCTGCATGAGACCGCCTGAATAGGCGACCATGCGGAAGCGCGGGAGCGATTCGTCACTGGCCGCCGCCTCGATCTCGGGCGTGGCGCGCATGGCGAACGTTGCGGGAATATCACTCTTCATCTTCATCCTCTCTTCCGGGTGTGACGGGTTTCATGTCCTCGGTACGCAAACCCAGCTCGTCCATGAGCTTCAATTCCTTGGAACGCTGGCGCAGCTCGTTCTCCCAGTCCTTGCCCTGGCGAGCGTATTCGGCCGCGAGCGTGGTGGTATGGTTGGCCAGGCGCGTCCCCTGGGCGTTGGCCTCCTTGGCCGGGTCGACATGCTCGGTGCCGTCCCAGAACCACTGGTGCGCGACCGGATCGCCGCCGAGTGAACTGAACTCCGCGATCAGGCGCGCCTCCTCGATCCAGGCGGCCAGGATGTGGTCGAGCACCTCGCGGTCGCAGTCGGCCTGCTCGACGCGGATGGACTTGAAGTAGGTCTGGTGGTCGAGCCGCCCGGAGGCATAGTTGTAGCCCGAGGAATTGCCTGCGGCCACGTTGAAGGGCATGTTGAGGCAGCGGGCGATCTCGTTGAGGATCTCGCGCTTGAACTCGCTGTAGGTCGTGCCCGGCTGCTCGGCCTTGATCTGGCCGAGTTTCCATCCGTCCGGCAGCACGGTCGCCATGCGCTTCTCGAGCTGCACGACATCCATCGGCTCCACGCTGGCCGCTTCGCCGCTGGCAGGGGCGTCGGTGAACAGCACCGCAGCGAAGTCGGCAGCGGTCTCGGCAGCGCCCAGGACCGCGAGGGTGTAGCGCCGCAACTGAGCGAAGAGCGGCAGTGCGGGCATAATTTCAGGGATGCCCCTGTGCTGGCCGGGGCGGTCCACCCTGAACCAGTGGATCATCGCGCGACGGGGCACGCGGGTGAAGGAATCGAGCCCCATCGAGAAGGCCGTCTCGCCGGGGTGCTCGTTCATCACGACATACCGGCGGGGATTGCCGTAGAGGTCGAACTCGACACCGTCGATGGTGCGATGGTTGATCGGGCGCAGCTCGGGATCGGTGACCCGGTCGGCCTCGATGGGGCGCAGGTCGAGTTTCACGGGGGAATCGACGCGGGGGTTGGCCGCGAGCATGGCGAAGGCCTCGCCGTCGGTCGCCTTGGCCATGCGCATCGTGCGCAGCTTGGCCGCCAGGTCGATCTCGCGGGCCCAGTGCGCGAAGGACTCCTCGATGCGGTGATTCGCCTCGCCATCGCCGTCCAGGAGCTGCAGGCGCGGGCCGGTGCCGACCATGTCGTTGGCGAGCGTCAGGATGATGCCCCGGGCATAGGAGTTGTTCGCGACCTCGTAGCGGGCGCGGTTGCGCAGCGTGCGGCGCACGTCCGGTGACGCCGCGGCGTCCGCCGAGAGGCCGTCGGCATGCGCCCAGTGGCGCGCGTTATCGGCGGTGGTGGTCGCGGCGTCATAACGGGCGCGGAGGATCCGCCCGACCGCCAGGCGGGGGCTGCTCTCACGGCGGGCTTTCGGGAAGGGCCACATCAGTTCGCCCCCGGGGGTGCAAGTTTGATCAGCCGGATGCCGAGACCCGGTCCCGCCGCCGCCTTCCTGCCCGAGAGGTGCTTGTCGGCGGCGATCTGGTCGGCGAGGGAATGCTGCTCTACGCTCCCGGCATCCCCGCTTGCCTTGCGCGGGCCGGTGGCGTTCTCGCGAATAGTCTGTTCCATTTCCTGCGACATCTCATCCTCGGTTCAAGGTCACGACTGCTGTTTCTACCGGTTACTTATTCCGTGGATCCGAAAAGTGTCGGGCAGCGCCGCTATTTTCTTGTGCGCTGGATTTCGGAGAGCTTGAGGCGACTGCCTCGCCCCGGCGCGGACCCTCCGGTGCTCGGCAGTTCAGCCCCGAGGATCGAGGCGGACACGGCACAGCCGACCAGGCAGTCGAGCCAGTGGTTGTCCGGCGCGCCCGCGCGCAGCTTCCATTCGTCCACCACGCGCCCGCGCGCCTCGGTGCGCACCCGGTATTCGGCCGTCAGGTGCTCGGCGAGAAGCTGGTGCGCCTCGGGCTTGCGACCGTAGAGCGAGAGGCAGCCCCGGTCGCCCATGGCCACGGCGAGACGCTCCTGGACGAAGCTTTTCCAGTAGTTGGTGTCGATCAGGGCGTGGCGCACCTGGCGGCGGCCGCTGACATTGGGGATGCGCCAGTGATGGCCGACCCGTTCACCGCGCTTGCGGCGGTACTCGCTGAACGGCACGCTCGACGCCCCGATATACCGACCGTGGCTGGGCATGAGGACCGCCGCGTGGGCGCTCTGGCGGCAGAACTGGTAGACCACGTCGGTGGACTGGCCCCAGTTGGCATCCACCAGGCAGCGGCCGATGCGCATCTCGGCACCGTCTTCCCGCTTCCATGTCCTGCCCAGGTATTGATGGGTCAACCGCTCGAGTCCGGCGAAGATGGCCCCTTCAAGGCCCGTGCCGGGAGCGGCCCGCGCCAGGGTCTTCTGCGCGTCGCGCAGGGTGAAGTAGTCGCGCTGCTGGTCCGGCCAGGCCCCGTAATCGATCACATGCCCGGTGAAATCATTTTCCCACGCGGCGACGAGGTAGTAGAGCAGCTTGGCCTGCACGTCGATGAACATGGTCAGGTGGGTCGCGCCGATCGGCACCGCGCCCCTGTCGTACCCGCCCAGTTTGGCGGCGATCTGGTTTGCGGTGAGCTGGTCGCTTTCACCCTCGTCATCAGGCAGCGGCTCGTTCTGGTACTCGGAATAGAAGGCCCGCTCGTCCTGGATCCTCAGGTTCATGGCGTGCTGGATGGCCGAGAGCTCGTCGGTATTGAAACGCTCCGGCCAGGCGATCACCGCGCCCTCGTCCATCTGCTCCCGGTGTTCCCTGTAGAATTCGGTCGCCTCGCGCCCGTCGCCGTCGTTGCGGAAGCTGTCGGCCCGGATCCCGGTGTAGAGGTCCCAGAGCTTCGTGTTCGACGGGAAGCGGTAGATCAGCTTTGTGCGCTCGCCCTGCCAGGCCGGATGCGTTTCGCGGTCGAGGATGCGGTCGGCCATGTCGCCGGGGCGGATCACCGTGCAGGGCATGATGCCGGAGATCTTCTGGCCGGGTCCGCCCAGGTTGAGGATGGCCCCGTTCAAGGTCTCCATCCGGCTCTGGACCTGCTGCGGGCTGCGTGCGGACTCGTCGGTCTGCGGGTCGTCGAGCACCACCAGCGACGGCCGCACCGCCCGTCCGTCGGCGCGCTTGAACTTCATGCCCCGGATACGGCTCTCGATGCCCGCCACCCGGATGATCGCTCCTGCGGCGGCACTGCCGGTTACCGTGGGCAGCACGATCTCGTCCGCCGTCCAGACGATGCGTGTGGGCTTGCCCTCGCAGATCTGGCCCTTGGCCCGGTTGTGGATCCGCTCAAGCGCGTGGATGGGGAAGACCGCTTCGGGGTAGTCGGCCAGCAGGCGTTCGTTCGTCTCGAACTCGACCTTGATGCTCTCGAGCATCCCGCGCGCATGGCCCGCGTCAGAACCGATGAGGCAGACGAACTCCCGCGCGCCGGTGAGCATCGCCCAGATGCAGGCGGTCTCCGCGAGCGTGGTGTTGTGCGTCGGGACCATCTTGCGCCCGGCCAGGTAGAGCCGCGATGGGGAATCCACCTGGATACACCGCACCGGGACCGACTCCACCGGTTCAATGGCGGTGATGAAGCGGTGACGTCCCGGCGGGGTGCGGCGCGGCAACGGGCGAAGCCTGTCGAGCTTGCGCCTGAGCAGAAAGACCGGGCGGTCGGCATACGCCGAGAAGTTGAACCGCCGGTAGGGCCCGTGTCGCTTCCCGTCGAGGAAGACCCACTTGGACGAGGTCCCGTACTTGATGCCCAGCGACGCGAGAAGTTCCTCCATGTCATCGCACAGGGGCCCCTCCTTGAACGTGATCTCGCAGCGCCCGCCTCTGGCGACCGACCCGTCCGTATCCATGAGTCCTTGCAGTAATCCCAGCCGGTCCGGAACGCTGGCTCGCAAGTAGACGGCGGGAATATGCTTGTTGCCCAGCACGCCCGCTTTCCTCAGACGGGCCTGGAACGACGGTGTGGCGTTGCCGATCTCCCGCGCGGTGGTCATCACCCCGCAGCGGCCCTTGCCGCAATCGCCACTCGGACGCGCATCCAGGCTCTCTCCATCACGACGGATGTGCTTCTGGAACTCGGCCATGTCCTCCGAGTGATTGGTGACACTGGCGCATGTGGCAACCCCATTGCCAAGCCAGACGCCCAGCGAGTACGGCGGCACCGGCAGGTGGTCGCCCTGGGTCTGGATAGGCTCTGCGAGCGGGATTCGATACCGGTGCTCGGGCCAACCGCGCTTGTCGGTGAGAACCACTCGTCCGGCCATGTCGCTCGTCCGGAGCGTTTTTGGATTCTTTCGGGCATAGCGGTCGTGAATCGTCCACAGGTGTTCACCGTCACAGATGATCGTCTCGCCGTCGCTGAAGGCCACGCGGTAACAGGATCGGCCGTGCTGGACATCGGTGGCATAGGTGACGCGGCATTGAATGCCGCGATCGTCGAAGAGCGTGTCGCCCACCTGGACATCGCCCATGGTCTTCCAACCTGCAGGCGTCGGCAGCGGCGTATCCAGTGCCAGCGCTTTCCCGCTGCCTCTCGGCATGGCCATCGCGAAGAGCCCGCCGCGCAGCACGGCGGTCTCGATCTTGGCAATGACCTTGAGGTGGTCCGGCGACCAGGGCAGGCAGAAGGCCTCGGGGAAGTACGCCTCGCAGAAGAACCGGAAGTCCGAGGCCGCCTTTTCCTTGCGCGCGGGATCACCGACCGGCGGGATCGATCCGATCTCGCGGCCGATGGCCGAGAGGCGGGCGTTGCGGGCGCGCGCTGCCTCCTTCATCGCCTCGTAGTCGGCGGGCCCCGCCTCGCGCCTCGGTTCCCGTCGCTGGAGCGCGAGCCAGGCGGTGTAGCGGTAGAGATCGACATGCCGGTCGTCGCCGATCCGGTAACCCGCGCGGCCGCGATGGCGGTGCAGTTGCCGCTCGTTGATGACCTCGCCCAGGGGAGTGGAGTTGAGCATCCGCGTCAGCATCGACGGGCGCAGGTGCCTGGGATCAATCGCCATGGGCCACCTCCCGCGCAAGCCACGCCGCGTAGTGCACGAGATTGATCGTGCCGTCGGGATTCACAGGAGCGCCGTCCTCGATGTCCTCGCGGATCAGTTCCTCGCCGATGCGCCTGCCCGCCGCCGCGGAGAGGACCTTGGCGGCCTGCGCCGGTGTCAGCGACATCGGGCTGGGAGCCGTGTCGACCGTCATGACGACACCTTTTCGGCGAATGGTGTAAATATACTGTAGGGGTTCTTTCGATGGAATCGCAACGCTCTATATATTAGCAGCATACGACAGCAGAAAGATGCAAGAAAGCTGTCGAATTCGCTTCCCTTTGAACGCCCTTCGAGGAAACATGCAGATGACGATAGAGAACGGAAACGGTTACAGTAGAAGGGAATACGATGAAAAAGACGACGAAACAAGAGACCGCGAAAGACGCCTGCCGCACCGCGCGCCGCCACATCGCGCGCCTGATTGGGATGCTCGAGGACACGATGGCCGACGAGGCGCACGAGCAGGCCTCCTGGCCGGTCGCCGGGAGCCTGGGCCACGTCCGCGAGCTGCTCGCCGAGACCGTGGGATTCCTCCAGGGCGTCGAGGGCAGCGAGGTCCTCGACGCGATGATCAACAAGAAGAACCGGTAACACGAAAGGGACACGACCATGAACCGCAAGACCAACCACGCAGACAAGAACGACACGATCAGATTGATCGCCAGCGAGGCCCTCGGGCTCGAGACGCTCGACACCCGCAACAGCGACGGCTTGGATTTCCACGACCTGCCCGTATGGCAGATCCGCAAGGCGCTCGAGGCCGCATACGAAGCCGGTCGCAATGCCGCCCGGTAACACGAAAGGAACACGACGATGAAAGTGAAACGCATAGAACTCGAAGGACGCGCCGGACGCGTCGCCATCGAACGCGAGGGCGACAATATCCGGATCGACAGCATCATCCGCGACCCCGGCAAGGAAAAGGTCTGGCTGACGCGGGTGGTCTCGTCCAAGCAACTCGTCCACGCCGACGCCAGCGAGAACGAACTCTGGAGCCTCGCCCAGATCATCCAACGCCGCTGCGACGGTGTGCGCGGCACGAACGGGGACATTGACGGCTATTACCGCGAACTGCAGCGGTTCGCGGATTGAAAGGGGAATGACATGAGTACGAATGATAATGTGACATACCGCGCCGACGACCACGCCGTAGTGGGCGAGCATCGCATCGACGCGACAAACTGGTCGCACCTCGGCAAACGCCAGGTGCGCGTGAGCTGGCCGAGCATCGGCGCGGTCGACATCGAGACCGCCAAGCGGTTCGTGGCCGACCTCCAGACGGCGATCGAGATCGCCGAACGTTTCACCGCCCTCAACAAGACCGTTTGAAAGGAGCACGACATGAACGAGCACGACATGCAAGACGCGCTGAACGCCATCGCCGACGAGATCAGTCCCGAGGCCGTGGCCCTCATCGCCACGCGCGCCAACCGCAGCCGCCAATCGACGGTCTGCCGCGACTCCGAGGTCGAGCGCCAAGTCCAGTGGTTCGCCGAATGCCTCATTG